TACGTACCTTCTTGTATAAGTATTAAGTTTTCTAATAATGAATCAGCCATTATTTACCTCCTGTTTTTTTAATTGATAATTTAATGTTTTTTATAAATGGTATTTTACTTAGAACTTTGATGCTTGTTCTTACATCATCTTGTATTAACCATTTACCTAGTTTGTATGTTAATAATATTGATTTAGTTATCATAATACCCTCATGTATTGCGCTATCATGTAGCTAGTTATAAATGCTATTGTGAAACAAATAATCATACGTTGTAATTTAGACATATTGCTCTCCATATTCTGTATGTATGGTTTGTAATACTAAGTCTTTTTGTTCTTCATCTTGACATTGATTTGCCATTTCTAATTGAATTATTAATGACTTGTATCGTTGATCTGTTTTGTACAGATACTCATGTAATCTTTCTGGTAAGTTTTTTATTGCGTTAATCATGTTTACTCCTCTTTTTTATTTTTATGATTTCTTCTTAATCATCTGTTTTTTTCTCTACTTTGTGTAAAGAACGGAGTTTCAGGATAAGGTGCAGAGAATCTGGTCTAGTCAAGCTTGGCTCTCGTACAGGGAGGCCCCTACGCACTTAAGGGGCGGACCGACATGAAGCGGAGCATAGCTTTACTTGAGATTCTCTGTGCCTTATAATGGAACGGTCTTTCATAGAGAGAGAGAACCGTCCACGACATGACCTTGGGTCATATTAATTTGAGATTCATCCTAGACGTCTAGCCTGTCTGCTGTACGTTTGTGTACACTGAGAAGGATACGCTCTAATGGGTGTGAATCAAATTAAGAATGTGAATAGTTTAGAAACAATTTGTAATGTAATGTTAGTTGACAATGAAATTTAAGAGAGTACTCGTGTTAAAGGGTTATGAATAAGAATAACCTGACCTCCAAACAGAAAGACCTTGTTGATACTTACGTAACTACTGGTAAGTCGATAAAGGAATGTGCTGAATTAGTAGGATATGCAAAGGGAGAATCAGGTAGAGTAGTAGCAAGTAGAACGTTACGATTACCCCACGTACAGAGGTACATGATGGAACGTGTCGCCAACACAGTAGGATTAGGAGCAGTTAGTGCATCAAGGAAGTTAGTTGAGTTATCAAGTGACGCCAAGAGTGAGTACGTACAACTAGAAGCCAGTAGAGATTTACTAGACAGAGCTGGTATACGAGCACCAGAACGCATACAGCACGACATAACAGGAGACATTAAGATTAATATCGATCTGTCGTGAATACAGGGTACTCAGGTATCTTGCGATAGAGAGAGCTTTGAGGGCCAGGGGGGCCGAAAAGCGATAACTCATCTACCTGTATATATAGTAGACAAACATTAGAGCTTAAAAAAAGCACGTTAGAGCAGTTAGATTAGTTGGTGTACACGGCATGTGAGTACACAAAATATATTTTATATTCTAAAAGTACCTCATGGCAAAGACTGCGGCATGGCAACGTAAAGAAGGGAAAAACCCTAAAGGTGGATTAAACGCTAAAGGCAGAGCTAGTTACAACAGAGCTACTGGTGGTAATCTCAAAGCACCTTCCAAAGTAAAAGGCAATAAAAGAAGGAAGTCATTCTGTGCTAGAATGAAGGGGATGCGGAAACGTCAGAAGCCAAGTAATAATACTGGGAAGGATAGATTGTCTAAATCCTTGAGAGCGTGGAATTGTTAATGTGAGTACCCAATATATTTTTTTTCTTTAAAGTAGTTTTCTTTCACTCAAATAAATGGACAAGAGAATGACACAGTTAGAAAAAGAAATCAAAGACCTCAAAGAACAAAATAAGATACTCGTAGAAAGCCTAGAGAGGCATTTAGAGGAAAAATCAAACTTACGTAAACAACTATATAAGGATACCAATGAGTTTTCTCCAAAGCATATCCCTAACGGATAGACGACGATTAAGAATAATAGTAAAAAAAATACATCTAAAGAATTATCCCACCGAACATATTAACGACTATGAAGCTGATAAGTTAATTGAAAGCTTTGCTCCTGATGTTGTAGAAAAATTTTTAAAAGCTGGAATTGATTCAGGAAAGGTTCAGTGAGCGAGTTTAAATACAAACCTTATGGGGAAGTATTAAAGCGATTTATGAAGTCAGATGACTTCTTCAGAGGAATAAGAGGCCCTGTTGGAAGTGGGAAATCTGTTGCTTGTTGCGTAGAGATATTTAGAAGAGCATTACAACAACAAAAGAATAAAGATGGTATTCGTAAATCACGTTGGGCAGTTATTCGGAATACCAATCCACAGCTTAAAACAACAACGATTAAAACATGGCTAGATTGGTATGATGAAAATACTTGGGGTCGCTTTAAATGGTCAGTTCCCTACACTCATCATATAAAAAGAGGTGATTTAGACATTGAGGTTATCTTCCTAGCCCTTGATAGACCTGAAGATATGAAGAAACTGTTATCCTTAGAGCTGACAGGGGTATGGGTAAATGAAGCCAGAGAGATTCCAAAGTCTATTATTGATGCTTGTACTATGAGAGTAGGTAGATTTCCGTCTATGCGTGAAGGGGGTGCTTCTTGGTATGGGGTTATTTGCGATACAAACGCCCCAGAAGAAGATCATTGGTGGCCCATTATGGCTGGTGATGTACCTGTGCCAGATCATATCTCTAGGGATGAAGCGTTAATGCTGATTAAACCTGATAATTGGTCTTTCTATACGCAAGGGGGTGGCATGAAAGAAGATAGGGATGAACAAGGTGACTTAACTGGGTATAGTGATAACGACCACGCTGAAAATAAAAAAAATTTAACGCCGAAATATTACAATAACATCATAAAAGGAAAGACAAAGGGATGGATTGATGTTTATGTCTTAAATAAGCTTGGCTCTTTAGAAGAAGGAAAGCCTGTCTATCCTTCATGGCGTGTAGAAACACATTTAGCTAAAGAACCTTTACTTCCTGACCCTAATTCTACTGTCTATATTGGTATTGACTTTGGATTAACGCCTAGTGCTGTCTTTGGACAGCGTTTAGTGACTGGTAGGTGGCAGATACTCCATGAATTAGTATGCTTTGATATGGGGGCTGTCAGATTTGCTGAAGCCATGAAACAAGATATTACAAAATATTTCAGAAACTACGAATTAGAAATATATGGCGACCCAGCAGGAGATTTTAGAGCACAAACTGATGAGAGAACTCCTTTTCAAATGCTTCGACAAGCTGGAATTAAAGCTTTTCCAGCACCTTCTAATGATGTGGCTTTAAGAATTGAATCCGTTGAATCAATGTTAAATAAAATGGCAGATGGAAAGCCCTGTTTTTTATTAGATGATAGGTGCTTAAACCTTAAAAAAGGATTTAATGGGGGCTATCATTATAGACGTATGCAAACGTCAGGTGAACGTTTTGATGAAAAGCCTAATAAGAATAGATATTCCCACGTTCATGACGCTTTACAGTATTTATTAATGGGAGCTGGTGAAGGACGTACCTTAATTCATGGAAAGAAAACTATTAATCCTACTAAAGCAAAAACAACATGGAATGTTTTTGACAAAATAGACAAACCAAAAAGGAAATCTTGGAACGTATTCGGACTAAATGGCTAGTTTTTTTTTACACACCTCTTAATCCTCCTTGGTACACCAGATGGCGTAAAAAAGGATTTACCCATGTAGGAGCTATGACGTTTAATACTAAACATAAATGTTGGGTATTAGTAGAAGGTTTATATGGAAGGCTTAATGTGGAAGTATTATCAAAAAAAAAATCAGAAAAAGTATTAAGCTACGTCAAAAGATTACATGGTATCGTTCTTAAAGGAGATGAAAAAGAAACACCTAACTTTAGAGGAGAATGGTGGGTCAAAGAACATAGTTGCGTTAGTTATATGCAAAGACTGTTAGGACTAAGGCGATTTTGGTTATTTACTCCGTATCAGCTATTTTGTGCGTTGCGAAAGATGAATTTTACTATTTTTGTGGACGCTAGAATTAATATGGCGAAAAAACCTAAACCAAAACCGAAGCCTAAACCAAAAGGATACTAAGTGGGTATTTTAAAAAGACCTAAATATCAAGAAACGGAAACTGACAAAGCAATTAAACGTCAGTTAGAACAAGAAGAAAAAGATCGTGTTGTAAAAGAAGAAGCACGAGCTGAACGTAAAAGAAGAATGGCTAAAGGAATGATAGGTTCTCGTTCTATGTTTTCTAAAGCTGGTGGTCAGGGTTTCTATGACGACCAAGGTAATATGTTATCTTAATGGGCAATAAAAATTCAACAAGTTCTGGTGGAGGTGGAAGTTCTAATTCTAACTCTAATGCTGGTGCTGGTGACAGATCAAATAATGCAACAAAAAAAGCAACTAAAGCAGTTAAAAAGAAAGTTAAATTTCAACAAACTAAACATCCAACAGAAGGTATCGTGGATTCATATACTTTTAAAGATGGAAAGAAAAATCAAATGTATGGGGGGCAAGTATCCCAAGCAACTAACGAATATTTAGCAAGTATTAAGGAAGCTAAAAAAGGTTCACAAAATCCTGATGGTTCTTACAATTATATGCTTACGTCAAAAGGATGGAAAATGAAATATGGTTCTTATAATGCTGGTGGCCCTCAAGAAGGTTCAGCTATGGGTTCAGGTGGTGCTGGAGTAATGAGCCAAATTCCTATTTCAGAAAAAATGTTTGAACAACAAAAAAAAATTAAAACTGGTTTACTTGCTGGATTATCTGTTTTTGCTCCTATAGGGGTTGGTCAAGTAATGAGAGCTGGAGCGGCAAATGCTTTTAATTCTACATACGGAGATTACCGAAAAAGTTTTCAAGCAAATAAAGCTATGGGTAGTGTTAATTATTCATCACCTACTACAAATACTACAGAAACAGCAAATTTAGCTATGGGTGATACAACAGACGTAGCAAATAATAATAAAAAGAAATCTAAAACAACTAAATCAACAACTAAATTTTTTGCTGGTACTGGCACAGAAGAATCAACTAAGAAAAGGGCATTTTACGTATAATGGTTTACACAAATACAGATATATCACCAAATACTTCTGAAGATAAAAAAGTAGAAGCTATTTTAAAAAGATACAAAGAAGCAGATAATTTAAAAGCTCAATGGAAAGATAAATTTGAAGAAGCGTATGAATATTGTTTGCCTCAACGAGAATCTTTTTATGATGAAGAAGCTGGTCAAAAACGTACAGATAAAATATTTGATGAAACAGCAGTAGTAGGAATACAAGAATTTGCTAGTAGATTACAAGCTGGTATTGTTCCTACGTTTGCAAGATGGGCAAACTTTGAAGCTGGGTCAGAAATACCTGAAGATAATCAAGAAGAAGTAAACCAAGCATTAGATGACATAACACAATATGTATTTGAGTTATTAAGCAGCTCTAATTTTAATTCAGAAGTTCATGAATGTTTTATGGATTTAGCAGTTGGTACTGGTGTTATGTTAATTGAAGAAGGTGACGCTGTTAATCCAATTAAATTTTCTGCTATACCACTTCCTCATGTTTGTTTATCTAACGGCCCAACAAATAAAATTGATTCTGTTTTTAGAAAACGTCAATGCAAACTTAATGAAATAAAAGTTATGTATCCTAAAGCAGAAATTCCAAATGAAGTAATGGAATCAATGGATGAAAATAAAAAATGCACCATTATAGATGGTGTCTATCAAGTATATGATGAACCTAACGTAGAAAAATTTAAACATTGTGTAATTCTTTTAGATAAAAAAATAATTATTTTAGAAGAAATGTTTGAGGGTGTTGGTTCTAATCCTTACGTTTGTTTCCGTTGGAATAAAGCGTCAGGCGAAGTGTATGGACGTGGCCCAATTTTTAATGCCATGTCAGCAATTAAAACAACAAATTTAACAATTCAATTAATTTTAGAAAATGCTCAAATGTCTATATCAGGAATATACCAAGTAGAAGATGATGGTATTGTTAATCCTGATAACATACAGCTAGTCCCAGGTTCTCTAATTCCAATCGCTCCTAATTCAAAAGGGTTACAACCTATTAATTCTGCTGGACGATTTGATGTTGCTCAGTTGGTACTCGAAGATATGAGAGCTAATATTAAAAAAGCTTTGTATATGGAAACGCTTGGTAGACCAGAAGGTACACCAATGACGGCAACAGAAGTAGCAGAACGTATGGCTGATTTATCAAGACAAATAGGTTCATCATTTGGTAGACTTCAAGCTGAATTTGTTATTCCGTTATTAAGACGAGT